GTGGATGAGAATGGCTCTGTAACGCCTATGCGTCCTGACTCTAGTGCTATCCAAGTTAACTTTGAGATAGATGCTTTGATGGATAAGATGGAACTCTTTGCTGGTGCTCCTAAAGAAGCGATGGGCTTCCGTACACCAGGTGAGAAGACAGCCTTTGAAGTACAGCAGCTGGCAAGCGCAGGCTCTCGTATCTTTCAAGAGAAGATCACTACCTTTGAGATAGGTGTTTTAGAACCAGCACTTAACTCTATGCTTGAGCAGGGTCGTCGTAACCTCAACTCTATTGACACTATCCGTTCTATTAGTAGTGACACAGGTGCAATCCTCTTTACGCAGATAACTAAAGAAGATCTTGCTGGTGATGGCTTGCTACGTCCCATTGGTGCTCGTCACTTCTCAGAACAAAGCATTATGATACAAAACCTCACAGGCCTGTTAGGAGGACCTCTCGGAGAGAAGTTAATGCCTCACATGTCAGGCAAGGCACTAGCCTCGCTAGTAGAAGACTCACTTGGTCTTGAGCGTTACGATCTGTTCCGTCCAAACGTGGGTGTAGTAGAAGCAGTAGAAACTCAGAAGCTTGCGGCCCAAGGCCAACAGCAGTTAATGAATAACGCAACAGTACCTCAGGGGTAATTAACATGAAAGATACGAAGGCTAAAGAATACAAACCTAAAAAGGGCGTATTTGCAACCAAGCGCGCAAAGGCAAGCATTGCTTATGGAGAGTCGGGTGCCATGAACATCGCTCCTGGCCTTCCACATCCAGGAAACAAAAAAGCAAACAAGGCCCTTGATCGCGAAAGCTTTGACTCGTTTTTGAAATCAGGTAAGCTCGGTATCTCTCAGGAAGATTGGCAAAAGGCCAAGGGCACGGCTGCCATGAAGCACAGAGGCAACCAGTCTATCGTCGAGCGCAAGATTGGAGGTAATATGAACCAAAAGAAGACACCTCTCCCTAAGTTTACAAATGAGAGTGCTGTAGCTGCTAAAGCAGTAATTCCTCAATATCCTTTTAAAAAGAAAGCTCCTGCTAGTAAAAAGAAGGCGATGAAGTAATGGCAGCGAAGGACTCGCGGCTAGAGCGAGCAGGGGTGTCTGGTTATAACAAACCAAAGCGCACTCCTAGTCACCCAACAAAGTCACATGTAGTTGTGGCTAAAGAAGGAGATACTGTCAAGACAATCCGCTTCGGGGAGCAAGGTGCTAGTACTGCTGGCAAACCTAAAGCGGGTGAGTCTGATAAGATGAAGGCTAAGCGTGCATCCTTTAAGGCACGTCACGGAAAAAACATTGCCAAAGGCAAAATGTCAGCTGCTTATTGGGCTGATAAAGAGAAGTGGTGAGAAGCTCATACCACACTTATAATGAATAACGCAACACTACCTCAGGAATAACACTATGCCAACTGAAAAGAAAAAGAAAGCTCCAGTATCTGTATTCGCTGCAGCTGACGCACTTAAAGCACAGAAAGCTAAGAACCAAGCTGCCATGACTGGGGCTGGTCAGAGCTATACACACAAGGATTCTTCACAGCCATCTAAGCCAATACCCAAGGTGGGCGACGGTAGCAGTGACCTTACCTTCAAGAAAGTAGGCAACATGCTCAAGACTGCGGCTGATTACGCAGGACTTGACGGATCCTTTGGCTTCCAGAACTCCTTTGGTACCATTAAGGGTGAGATTGGGGATAAAATAAGGGCTGATGCCCAGAAGAAGAAGGCTAAGTAATGAAATTAGACTGGACGAAGGGCGACAAGACCAAGGCTGATAAGGAAGCTACCAAGCAATTGTTAGTTTCTTCTAAACAAGCTCTTGACAAACTACAGAAACTGTGTTATAATAAGCGTGCGGCATACGACAAGACTAAGTATGCTAAACCAGATTACAACGAACCGTCTTGGCCTCTTGTCCAGTCAGATGCAAATGGCTATACTAGAGCCCTAACCGAAATTATTGAATTAATAAGCTCAATCGAGGAATAACATGTCAGACCCGACACTTTTTAGTGAGCAAGCACCAGAATCAACTCCTGCAGCTGCAATGCCAGACACGGCACCCGTAGCAAGCGCCAACAATGGTTATGATACAATGCTCCAAGGCATCACAACCCCTGAAGGCAGGCAGAAATACGCTAACTTAAGCGACGCGCTTAGTTCAATCCTTCCCAAAGAGCAGCATATCTCAACACTAGAGAGTGAAAACTCCGTGTTACGAGAAGAACTGGCTACCTGGAAGGCTAGGCTACAAGCGACTGAAGCATTAGGTTTGCAAACAAGTACCCCACAAGGTAATCCTCAGACCGAGAACACCAGTGCCGGTATCGATGTAAATGCGATAATTCAGCAAGTACAAGCTGGGATATCTGCACAAGAGCAGCAAACTTTGTACACACAGCGAGTTAACAATCTGAAGACTATGCTGGTTGACAAGTTTGGAGATAAAGCTGGTACTGTCTATAATACCCGTTTAGCGGCGGCAGGCATATCAGAACAGACTTTGCTAGAAGCAGAGACACAATCTCCAGGCACTGCTTGGAAATTCTTGGGGCTTGATACTGAAACGGCACCACAATCTAATTCCATTCCTACTTCAACATTTAACAGTACCTCTGTGCAGAACAAGCAGCCTGAGCCACGCAAGCACTTCCGACCTACTGGTCAGATTAAGCCTGGTGAGCGACTAGCGGCCCAACGAGCAGAAACTATTAAACGTTTGCAGGACTCTGGAACACTATAATTTATTAATGAGGATTTACCCTAATGATTACTTCCCAATCCAACCGCACGTTTGTCGAAGCTGAGGTCCAGTCGGATTTCATTCTACGCAATTTACACGATGGCATGTTACCAGCTATGTTCTGGCGTGACGTTACCGATTTCGGTTATGGCGATACCATCCGTATCCCTAGCATCGGTGAGACTGTTATCCAAGAGCTGGAAGAGAATGCTCCTTTCGTCTATAACCCAATCCAGACTGGTGCTGTGTTCTTGCAGATCACTGACTTCTTTGGCGACGCTTACTTCATCACTGACGTTATGCGTCAAGATGGTTCTAACGTTGATGCTTTGCTCGAAGCTCGTGCAAGCGAAGGCACCCGTGCCATGCAGGAGTACGTTGAGACTCGCGCATTTGCTACCTTGAATGCTGCTCAGACTGCTACTTCTCTGAACGCAATCGATGGCTTTAAGCATCGCTTTGTTGCTTCTGGTACTAACTTCACCATTGAGTTGCAAGACTTGATTGACTTGCGTTTGTCTTTTGACAAGGCCCAGGTTCCTGGTGGTGCTCGTGTAGGTATCGTTGATCCTATCGTTGGTGCTACTCTTGAGTCTAAGTTCAACACTGTTTACAACGTTGACTCTAACCCTATGATGCAGAGCCTGATGCAAGAAGGCTTTATGCGTGAGCACCGTGCCATGATGGACGTGTTCGGTTGGTTGATCATCAGCTCTAACCGTTTGCCACAAGTTGGTGACGAGACTATCAATGCAGTAGCTGGTACCGATCTGGTAGCCAACATCTTTATGTGTGTTGCTGACGATCAGACTAAGCCTCTGATGATTGCATGGCGTCAAGATCCTTCTACTGAAGGTGAGCGTAACAAGGACCTGAAGCGTGATGAATATGTCAGCTCAGCCCGTCTGGGTTTCGGTGTGTCACGTCTCGATACACTGGGTATCATCCTAACTTCACGCACAGCTGTTGCGTAACAACGAGGTAATATAAAATGTCTTACTCTAATGGTTCTACTAGCTGGCCTGCAGGTTCTACAGCTATCGGCGCTACCTACGGCCCACGCAAGATTGGTGGTTCACATGGCGAAGTCGAAACTGGTGGCGTAATCAAGGAAGCTGTATTTGAACTCACAGCCGGTACTTGTGATATGCCTTACACCTTTGCTCTTCCTCAGTTCTATCTGATCGAAGACATCACGTTGGAAGTAGAGGTAGCCTTTGCTGCATCATCTACTGCTAACTTCACCTTGAATGGTGGTGCTGGTCTTACTACTCCTCTGGCACTCGCTGTCAAGGCAATCACCAAGCCAGCTCTTACTGGTCTGGCTAACTTGTCAGGTACTGACTCTGTTGCTACTTACCCAGTAGTGTTGACTCCTAACGCTAATGCAATCGCATCTGCAACTGGTAAAGCACGCTTGGTTATTCGTTACCGTCGAGCGTAACATCTAGGGGCTTCGGCCCCTTTTTTATCTGAGGCCTATATGAAAGAGACCGTACTAACAATCGTACAAAGCACGCTATCTGAAATGGGAAGTGATATAGTCAATTCTATTGATGATACCACCGAAGCTCAGAGAGTGGCTCTCCTTTTAAAAGATGTCTACTACGAGCTAGTATCTAGCCGTACATGGGAATCACACAAAGAATTAACAAACCTGACTGCGTCTAACGTAATCACACGACCTAACTTCCTGCTGCTTCCTGACGACCTACAAGAGTTGATTTGGTTGCGGTATAACTGCTACACATCGCCAGATCAAAAGACTAACTGGCAGACACTGACGTACCTGTATCCTGATGCGTTTATAAACTTAATCAATGCCCGAAACGTCGATGCTACTAACGTAGTAGAGATCTCGTCTGTTAATACTGACCAGAACGAAGGTGATCTATTAATCATCAATGACAAGGCTCCTCAGTACTGGACAAGTTTTGACGATCAGTGGATAGTTACCGACTCATGGGACCAAGCCACAGGCCAGTCTCTCCAAGAAAAAAACAATCAAGCATATGTTCGTAAAGAACCTACCTTTACCTTAGCAGACGGATTTGTAATAGACCTTCCTTCTGAAGCATTCAGCTTGCTAAAGGCCACTGCCAAGAGCCGTGCCTTCTTTGCCATAAAGCAACTTGGTAATCCACTACTTGCTGCTGAAGAACAACGACAGCGTAATCGCATGAGCCGTAAGAGCTGGTCAGCTCACGGTGGTATTAGAACTGCAGACTATGGCCGCAGCCGTGGACGCAGCAGAATCTCTAACGGTAGGAACAGTTAAGTATGAGCAAGGAATTAAAAGTACGATTAGAACCAGTTGGGCGGATGTACTCTATTTACTTTGAAGGCGGTGGCGAACTGCCTAAGGAGCTTGAAGGGTCGTTTACATCTCCCCGAACAGCTAATGCCTACATAGTAAGTTATCTGAATAAGCGAGAATCCAATGTCCCAAGTAAAAAAACAGCTCGAACTAAATAACTTCTCCGGTGGCTTGAATACGGAGCAGTCTCCTCTTGCCGCAGATCCTTCTACTTCTATGCAAGAGCAGAACATGGTACTTGCTTCTGACGGAAGCCGTGCACGGCGCTATGGATATGAGTACGAGACTGAGCCCGGCACCGATGCTGGATTCTGGCCTTATGCCACCTTTGCTGGTCCAGAAGACTGCGACATTCCTGCAGGATCTTTTAATAACGTTTATATAGCACATAGCGTAGGTACTGAGCCTCTTAGCACAGACTTTTCTTGGCTGAGCTTGCGAGGCGTTAGCGGTAACCACATTGAGGTTTTACAGAGTAAAGACGGGGACGTGTACGGCAGTGACTCAGATCTATCTCTTACCCAGAGTAACGCAGTTCAAACTAGATCTACTACTGGTGGAATCATTAGCGCTCAGTTCGGCTCTACACTGGTAATTCCAGCAAAGTCTGGAGTCTGTATGATTAGCGTAGATCCTGTAACCCCAAGCCAGCTAATACCTACACAAGAAAACATTCATATTAGAGATTTTTTTGGAGTAGAGGATAATACTGTTACAACAGAACGCTCTGCTACTCTCCTTGCAAATCATGCCTACAACCTGCTAAACCAAGGCTGGACTGCTGAAAGCATGTACTTGTTTTACGTTAACCTCGGCGTATGGCCTTCAAATGCAGATGTAGAGTACTTTGGAAGGTTAGCTAACGGCAGCTTTGATGCGGATCTGTTAAAATCCCGCCCATTCCCATCAGGAGCGCCAAAAGGAAAGTTCATACATCCCCTTACAGGCCCTAGATATTCCTCGGCTGCTGATAAGTCCTTTGACACCATAAACACCCTTGCCACGCTAACCCTTAATACAGATAACATACTAAACAGCAGCAGCAATCCACAAACGAATTGGTGGACCCAGACAGTAACTAGCTTTATGGGCAGGGCCTTTTATACTGGAGAAATAATAGGAACAGACTACTACACAGGTAGTACCAAAAACGGAAGTAAGTTCCCTTCTGCCAGAAACTACCTATTTTTTACAAGTGTACTTGAGCATTTAGAGTCTAAGATTACGTGGACGACTAATCAAAACGAAAGAGCCCAGGGCTCTTCGGCTAACATGTGTATTTCCAAGTTAAGCCCAACTGACGAAAACTTTGCCCCTTCTTACAATGACGGCGGCTACGTGGTTGTTGCTAATGCTGAGATACTACTAGGAGCTGTTGCAGTAGGTGACTCATTAGCTATTATAGCGACAAATGGAATTTGGGAATTGAGAGCTGCTGATGGCGTTAGCCCAAGCTCTTTTATTATCTCAAAAGTGTCTAGCGCACGTACTGCTACAATGAAGTCTGTAGTAAGTGCAGAGAACAAGGTATTTGTTCCAACCGAGGATGGCATCTTAGCCCTTTATTTTGACGCAAGTTCTCGACGAGTTGCAATGCAGAATATTAGTGACGAAAGAATAAGAACTACGTATGCCGGATACTACCGATGGTTTGGTTGGGGTACCTATGATGCTGCGCAGAAATCAGTGCGTTGGCTACTACATACTCCGCCAGCCGGGGAGTCAGGAACTGCAGTTACTGTAGAGCAAAAAGAATTAGTGCTGGACTTGCGATTAGGGTCTTACTCCTTAAATGCATTTGAAAGTTGTATCGCTAATGTGTACTCTTATAAGAAATCTGGCAATAACGAGGACGATGTGTACGAAACACCGCCGTTCTATGGATACCTTGAGTACGACGGAACTGGATACTATATAGCAAACTACATCTCTCTAAAGAATTCTTATACGCTCGGTACAATTAAAAGTCCAATTGACTTAAAAAGAGACATAGTACAGGTAAAGTTACTAGTTTTAGATAATCCTAATAACAAGATCCGCTTTATACAACCAGCGTATAAGTCTTTTACGGACCTGGGTGGCAGTAGCGTATCGGCATTTATGGTAAGTAATCCTGTAACTATGGGAGATACTATTCGTCGTAAAGACATACCATACATCTGGACACACTTCTATCGTACTGAAGATGGGTTTGAGGATGACGGTACTGGTGATTGGATTCCTACTAATCCTAGTGGATGCTTGCTATCTGCACGATGGGACTTTAGTGATAACGTAATAAGTGGCAAGTGGTCTACTCCTATGCAAGTGTATCGCCTAGCTAAAGACTACGTGCCTGAAGACATCAATGATCCGTTTACATACGGTCATAACATCATAACAACTAAGAGCAACCTTCCAGGTTCTGGTAAAGCTGTTTCCATTAAGATTGAATCTGATGGTGATAAAGACTTGCAGATACTGGGTTGGGGTGCTGAAGTAGCAATTACAGGAGCAGTATAGTATGCCTACAGATTTAGGAGATGCCTTAGACATAGGATCAAGTACAGCCTCAGGTGCAGTGGCAGGCTTCGCAATAGGAGGCCCCGTAGGCGGAATTATTGGCGGAGGGTTTGGGCTCTTAAAAGGTCTCTTTAGTAATAGTACGGAGAATAAGGCTGAGGCTCTGTCTGAGCTTCAGATACAGCGTGAGAAGATAGCTGCTGGTATTATGAGTGAAGGCAGAGGAGTTGGTATGGCTCTGAACGCACTACAGGCTGATCGTCAGCGTAAGGCATTCTCTCAGCAAGCATTCTTGCAGTCTCAGGCTATTCAAGCACAGGGCGCTATTAGCGGTCTGATGGGCAGTTCAATTGCAAGAGGGGCACAGGCTAGTCTTGGCCAACAACGTGCCTCCAGCCTACAGTTTAGCCAGCTCACGGAGCAGATGGGTAAGCAGATCAGCGATCTCCAACAGGCTGCTACTAATGCACGCTTAGGCATTCTTTCTCCAGAAGAAGAGGCTGCTAAAGCTGCTGCTGCTGCGGCTGCCTCTGATGCTGCAGCTGCTGCTAAGGCTGCTGCGGATGCTAAGGCTGCTGCGGATGCTAGTGCCAAGAAAAAGTCAGACAAGGCCAATGCACGACAAGAAGCGACTAACGCAGTAATTGCTTCACAGCAGAAAAAGCAGGCAAGTGCTAAGAAAGAGAAGCAGACAAAGGCAAACGCTAGAATCAGTTCAGCCTCGTCAGTACCACAGCAAGCACAGACAGCGTCTTCCAATAGGGTGGAAGCTGCCAGTAAGGCTGCAGCTAAGACTACCTCCAGCAACCTAAGCACTACTCGACCTGATCAATCTTACGGCAACTATACGGGTTAAATATAATGACACAGTACAAACCAGAAATGCCTAAGTACAAAAACCCTTACACCAAGGAAGGAACTCCATACGTCAATCGTTATGGTAATCCTATAGTTAGCTCTAATGGAAACGAGACTCTGGCTAAGGCACAGATCTTTGCTTCTACTAAGATGTTTTCTGGTGAGGATACAGATACAATCATTGCTCGTGCTGACAAGGGATATCCCATCAACACGTTCCGTGATTCTAGTACAGCTATTGCTTCTATGCTGCAAGAGCAGCGTGATGGCCTAACTGAGCAGTTACGTAAAGATCCTATTAATGCTGCAGTCCATATTGCTAACGCACAAACAGCTGCTGCTGATAAAACCGCAAGACTACAAGATTCAGTTCTGGGCCAGTACCATGACCTAGTATTACAAGATCCTGAGATCTCTAAGACATCTCCATTGCTGCAACAGAACGCTGCGGCGGGTCTGTACTTGCAACATCAAATGAGCATTATGGCCGATCAAGCTGGAGTTAAGGATTGGGCAGGACTGTTATTGGTTCCAGATATCTCCTACCGCACAGCCCAGTTCTTGGGTAGCTTCAGTGACGATAAGTCAGGCATTAACAACTATACCAACTCCGCTAAATTCATCCAAGACTTCAGTAAGCGTTACCAGTCCCTACCACCTGCACAGAAAGTAGATCTTATCACAGAGATGAAAGAGATGCTGCCAGGTATTACTGGTAATCCTATGAAGCAGCTTGAGATCCTTATGGCTGCAACTGGTGAGATGAGTGCTGGAGAAATTAACTTCACTCAATGGGCAGATAAGTTTGACATTGCCACACTAGGTGCTGCTGGTATTCTCAAGGTAGCTGGTGCTATTAAGAAAGTAGCTAAGTCACGTAATGCTGTTAAGGTACTGTCTGATGGCGGTAACAAAGACATTGCTGGCATTGCTGCTGATGAGATCCTAACAACTCCTGACGCTATGCGTAAGTATGGCATGGGGCCTACTGATGCTGCGTTTTCTGCTGACCCACGTCAGACTGCAGAGTTACTGTCAATCGTTAACGCTGCCCCTAAGGGCGTAGCTACTAATGTACGTAATAAGTTAGATGCTATATCTGATATGATCGCAGAAGGCCTTACTGTAGTAGACCAAGGTCTTGGTATGAGCGAAGGCGAGAAGTTTATGGCCAGAGAAGCTCGTGTGAAGTACATGAAGACCAAGTTGAATATCGACAATGTTCATGTAAGTGCTAAGAGTGAGAAAGGCTTTACACTCAGTTACAAAACACTAGATGAGGAAGGTGTGCCTTACACTACTAAAGGCACTAAGGGTGAGGGTGCTGTTAGTGATACTGCTGATGCCATCAAGACTCGGTTTGTTAAAGAAGAAGTATCTCGCTTAGAGAAGGAAGCCCTAAAGGCTCCATCTAAAGGCAAGATGAAAGCAATGGAAGCTGAAGTTCCTGTTATCGCTAATAAGATGGAAAGGGCTAACAAAGCATTATCTGATGCTGAAGCTATAGTTGTTAAAGGTAGTGGTAAGAAGTTGTCTGTTGCAAAGGCAGCTAAGACAGCTGCAGTGTCTGCCGCTAAAGCGGATATAGTAGCACTAGAGAAAGCTGGTGATGCTCTGTCTGAGAACCTTGCTGTAGCTACTAAGCAGAAAGAAGCTGAGGGACGATTGCACGCAATCCTTACTGATAACATTCCAGAAGATCTACAAGTTAAGATTACTGCGCAGACTGAGGCACTTGCTAAGGTTAATGCTGGTACAGAAACAACTACTACTGGAACTACTGCTGGTAAAGCAGGACAAGAATACAATATTGAAGTACCTTACACGATTGATGACGTTACTGGTGGCTACATAGATAAGGAAGTTGGCTTCATGTCTCAACTGTTTCGTCCTATTGTAGGCACGAGCATGTGGGCAGGCGCTGACCGTAACTTGCTTTTGTCTGGTTATGAGCAGGTTGACTTTGCGTCTCGTAAGATTGGTGGCAGACTTGCAGCTGCAATGAACATTGCTACTAAGGGATTAAACAAGAAGTCTATTGAGAAGCTGAACTACTTCCTGGAGAAGGGCGATGATGCTGGTAAGATATTCTCTTACGACGAGCTAGTTAATGCTGGTGTTGGTGGCGTACGTATGTCAACAAAGGAATACGAAGCTTACCTGGGCACACGTCAGGTTATGGACAATCTGTGGCAGATAAAGAACAATCAGATTCATCGTGATCTAGTAGTGCAGGGCGTTAAGAACATTGACGTTGAGGGCACTAACTTCATGGCTAAGCCATACGATACCGTTGAGTCGGCAGGTGCTGCTTACCGCAACATGGGTGGCGGGTCTGTTAAAATCCCACAACCACTAGCTAAGAGTAACTCTGATACAGCGATTCGTGGATTGACTGAAGGTGACTTAACTGAATACTACAACAATGGCTACAAGCTTGTTCGTGGTGGTACTACCCCTGATGAGATGTTCAAGTCAGCTACACTCGGCCATAGCCGTTGGGCACTGGTTAAAGAAGAGAAGGTTAGCAATCTGAGCCCTGTCGTTCTTAATCAGCGTGCTGGTTATATCCCACGAGCTTATAAGAATGCAAACTACTTTGTCAAGGAAACTCGCTATACCAAGATAGATGGTGTCAATACTTCTGCTGGGCTACGTACCCTGCGTTACTTTGACAATATCGATGATGCTGAGATGTACAAGAAGCAGCTAGAGACCACAGCTAGGGCAAGCAACCAGCCGTTTGATCCAGCAGATATTCATGTACTAGGTGACCGAGAGCTTACCTCATCTGAGTTAGGTGGAGAAGTCATTGGTCAGTGGGGTGGGTTGTACTCAGGCTATCGTACTGAAGAAGCAGTTAAGTTTGGACTTGCTGGTGTTAAGGGTGCTCGTGTATCTCCTGTTGAGGCTATACAAGACTACATGCAACACATCTCTACTCGTTACCCTATGGCTCAGTACCGCATGGGAATGGAACAGCGTTGGTTGAATCATGTACGTGACGTACTGCCTAAGTCTGAAGCATTGCGTATACACAGCTTTCAAGATGGACTGGCAGCTGTAGAGAATAGTGCAATGGCAAACTCTGCTGCGAAGCAAAAGCTTATTCGTGCACATGAGCAGATCACCTTTATGAACCGCACACCTACCTTAGGTGACGAGCGTACTGCTGGTATGGTCAAGGGCATTAGTGAGAGAATGTCACGATCAAAGTTACCTGGCGTTAAGGCAATGTCCAAGTTCGTTGGTCACCTTAATAAGTCTGATCCAGTAGCTGCTTTCAAGACTGGTGTCTTTCACTTGTACTTAGGAACATACAGTTTCTCACAGCTCTTTGTACAGGGTATGGCACTGTCTACAGCAGTCAGCATTTCTCCCATTCACGCAGCAAAAGGCTTGACAAAAGTACCAGGATTTGCTATACTAGATCATATTATGGACCCTAGAGCAAGAAAGATTGCACTAAAGAATATGGCTAAGACAACCAAAGATCCTGACCTAGAAGAAGCTTACAATGCATGGGCAAAGTCAGGCTTGCATGAGTCTGCTCTTATCACTAACGCTGACGCTTACACAGCCCACAAGGGCCTACCTATGTCAGAAGGTGCCTTCTCTAAGTTTCTTGAAAAGGGAACCATGGCCTACACCGCTGGTGAATTAGCTAACCTACGTACATCCTTTATGACCTCTTACGAGAAGTGGAAGTCTATTAACAAAGGCGCGAAGCTAGACGAAACTGGTCTTAAGAAGATAATCGCAGACACTGAAGTGTTTCGTATGCACATGACTACTGCCAACAAGTCTGGTTTCCAGAAAGGCATTATGAGTATTCCTACTCAGTTCTTGCAGATCAACGTACGCTTTGCTGAGATGCTTATGGGAAAGGAAATAACAGCTGCTGAGAAAGGTTCGTTCCTGATGGGACAATGGGCCTTGTTTGGTACTGCTGGTATCCCATTCGCTACCTATGCCCTTAAGCCTATACTGGGTTTGTTTGGTGTTGACCCTGAGGAGATGAGTGAAACAGACCGCATCGTGGCAACTCGTGGTGCTATGGGTTGGCTGCTAAACGACTTCATGGATATAGACGCAGTATTCACTAGTCGTGTTGCAATTGGTTCAGGCATGACAGACACCTTAATGGATTGGATTACTGGTGAGAACCAGAGCGTATCTAAGTTACTGTTAGGACCGGGTGGTGGTATTGTTGATTCACTAACCTCAGCTTGGGAAGCAGCTGGTTATGCTAAGGCTGGTAAGATTAGCCATGATGACCTAAGTGAAGAAGAAGCTGGTATGGCATGGGGTGTTATTGGTGAGGCTTTGTTAAATGTACCTAGTTCTACTAGGAACCTGATGAAAGCTTACTACCTGCAGAAGTCTGGCATAATGCGAGACAAGCAAGGTAACATCATTGACATTAAGCCTAACGCTCCTATGCGAGATGTTATAGCACAAGCCATGGGCTTTGGTAGCCAGGACATTGACTCTTTCTGGAAGCTGACTGTTGATAACAAGAAGCATACTCTTGCTAAGTCGGAAGCTACTAACATCATCATGAGCGGTTACTTGAGCATGTTCAATGCTGCTGGTGAGAATGATGAGAAGAAGCGAAAGGCGTATGAGCATATGCTAAGAGCTACCTTCAGTATGTTTCCTAACCCACAAGATCACGCAGACATAATGAAATCTATTCATAATAGAATGACAAACGGCAAGCACCGTATAGACGTAGAGCTGCGGAAGCACATTGAATCTCTAGGAAGCACCTTTACTAATAGTGCTAACGAGTTTATGCCACTAACTAAAAAGTACCAAGCTCAACGATCTGAGGCAATGGAAAAACTATGACATCTAATATATTCGATCCTAAACTAGGTGACCTCGGGAATGCTGCTAGTGTAGCACCTCCCGTAGAGAATCGCGCTGTTGTGATGGAAGAGCAGCAGGAGGTATCGCAAGCACAGGATACTGCACAAGACTTTAATAACCTGACTAACTCATTGTTTCAGATAGCTCCTGTTGTTATTGACATGGCTGCTAAGAAGTACGTCCAGAAGAACCTAATAGGAACTGATGGTGCTGCTGATGTTGCTGGTGCTACTGATTCTGAGAAAGTGGCAGAGCAACAGAGAAGTGATGTAGATGGATTAGTCCGTGTACAGCAGAGCTTAGCTGTTGATGAGATAAAGACGTTTAGTGGCCTGGAAGAGGCCCGTCGTCAAGGCAGTATTACTTTTGATGAGATGCAACTACGTGCTGCAACACAGCGAGCTGAGTCTATACAGCGTGCTCCTTTGTTTGCTAGTCAGATTGATGCTGCTTACCGCTCTGTGGTGGGCACTAGTACAGGCACTTCGTCTATGGGTGAAGTTGACTTGTGGAATAGAACTCCAGAGGAAGAAGCTCTTCAGGAAGATCGTAAGATAACAGCACTGTATGCTCAGAAGTACAACGTAGATCTGGAAACAGCAGACAACATGCGAGCAGAAGATGCATGGGTAGGCCGCAAGGTAGAGAAGCAGCCTAAGAACGATGCTGAATTCCAGAACTGGGGTAACTCACAAGTGCTTAAGAGTACTGTTGCTATGCAGCGAAACATTGCACAGTCTGTGGCACCTGATGGAACCTTCTCTCTCGAAGACCAAGGTAGGCTTCGTATGGAGTTAGCTGCTTGGGAAAGTGAGTCCTTGCTTAACGTCCAATTGCAGGTAGATGCTTTACGGGCAGATGGTATCATGCCTTCTGCTGAATTGCAACGCGATATGCGAGATCAGATAAACAAGCAGAAGAATGAAATGGTAGATCTGTTGTCGGATAACGACGCAATATCTTACTGGCAGGGAGTCAACAACATATCAAGTGCTAAGGTAGCTCTTACAGCCAAGGCAATGTATCCTGCACAAGTACTTGCCAAAGAAGTTGGAGTTGACCTGGTAGATCTGTACGAGCGATTAGCAAGCAATCCTTTATTTTCTGCTTATATTAATGAGAATCCAGCAGCTCAAGAGATAATGGGACTTACTGATATGAGCGCAGAAGATATGCAGTTCTCTTCCTTTGCTAAGGCTGCACTGAAGCTTACAGGACAACCTACAGCAACACCGGCTGGCGCTCCTCCTGGTATTCCAGTAGAGCCTATTAAGATGGACGAAGCAACTGCACTTGATCTAGGCGCTATGATTAACTCTAGCCCTGACGTTGCAGAAGTACTTGTGAACATGGCAATTGATTCTGGGAATACACAGCAAGTAGCAGACACATTCTCACTAGATCCATCAGCAGTAGTTGCGTTGAAAGACACTAGCTTGTGGGATGTACAGCCATCTGAAGAAGACATGGATGCCATGTTATACGGCGCTGCTTCTGGTGTTGAGAGTTTGATCTTGTCCTCTAAGAAGCGTGGCGGTAAGTCTGAGTATTCTGTTTGGGTAGGCGAAGACGGCCTAGTTCGTATGGAAGGTGATGGCGCTACATCCAAGGCAAAAGGCATGGCACAGGACTTGTATGACACCATTCTAGCTAACCCAACCTCTTGGGCCGGCAAGTTTGATAGCCCTTCTATGTACATGCAGTCTATGTTTGAGCAACGTAAGTTTACAGTAGATAACCAAGTAAGTTCTGCTGTTAAAGCTTTAGAGGCACTACCTGCTGCAGACCTAGTACCTACCATCAAGGGTAATCTTGGCGCTTACATCACAAAGATCGAAGATGTGGAAGCTGCAGGAGAAATGCTTAATCAGCGACTGATGACATTACCACCAACCTTTGATGCTATGACAGAACGTAACGAGATTATCCAACTACAGAATAAGTTGTGGGATGATTGGAATAATGGTGACCCTATCCTTGAGCCAGTAGATAAGGAAATAGAAGAGCTGCTTCCATTCATGCGTAAAGTCTCTAGCAACACTGATGAGGAAACTATGAACTCAATGCTGTCTAAGGCAGGCATGAAGTGGGATGCTGCTACACAGTCTCTATCGAGGATTAAGTCATGAGAAAGATAGACACAGTTATCATACACTGCGCTGATACACCTGCAAAGATGGACATTGGTGCTAAGGAAATTAGGGATTGGCATGTTAATGAGCGAGGCTGGAGCGATATTGGATATCACTACGTCATTAGACGCAATGGGGAAATCGAAGTGGGCCGACAAGAGTCGGTCGTTGGTGCCCACTGCAGAGGACGTAATTCAACATCCATCGGGATATGTATGGTCGGAGACAGTACCTTTACTAGAACGCAGTTTCGTTCTCTCCGAAAACTAGTAGACGAGTTAGAGCTTCGGTACGACCTCATTGAAGTTACTGGACATTACTCTTACTCAAGTAAGACTTGCCCTAACTTTAACGTAGAGGAGTGGCTCAAATGCCAGGACGTGACACTGTAGCTAGTGTTGCTCAGGAAGTGGAGTATCTCGCAAAGCACATAGCAGAAATGAAGCTTGAGATAAAGGAACTGGAGCAATCAATTGTCAGACTAAGACTGCAGCATGAGCTGCTGTCGAACAAGTCAGATCTTACGGATGGAAGAATGGACGGCTTTATGTCACACATATCATGGGGAGTTAAGGTTTTCATAGGAGTTATTATTACAGGCTTGGCAGGGTTTATGTTGCGGGGAGGTCTTTTATGAAGAACTTAAAAGACTGGTGGCATATTGCGATAATAGCCACAGTGCTGTCCGCAGCCGTACAGTTCGGTTACTACTTAGTATCTGATCCTGTGCCTTACAAGGACGTAGTTATTACATCGGTAGAACGTACTGACGAGGGGTACGTAGTAGCTGCCAGCTTTATTAAGTCTGAATGCAAATTCAAGCGTCTTGAAGTCTTTGGCATTAATACAGGCGTACCTGTTTACTTGGAGTGGAAGGCACTTGATGGCTCGCCAGCTACTGACTATGACCGCTCTATTGGTAAGCAGTACTTGATGATTCTAGCGATTACTTCAGGTAAGGATCACCACACGCTAGAGATTAGAACACGACATGACTGCGATGGTAAACTCGTAGATAAGATATTCGCAAAAATAGACTTATAGTTTATTAAAAACCCATAACTACAACTCACAAGGTGATACAAATGGCTAAAATTGTACTAAGCGACGTAGCTAGCGGCTACAACAGGCAGCGTATTAACGAGAACTTTCAGGCGCTGGAAGACGAACTAAACAACAAAGTATTGTATCGTGACAATCCCGCTGGCCAGTCAAACACTATGGTCAACGACCTCGACATGAATTCCTACAACATACTAAATGCCGATACAATTGGGTGTGTTGAGTTACTAATAAATGGTGTTCCGTTCGGAGCGACAATCGATAGTGCAGTGATAGATGCTGTGAATGCTGCTAACCTGGCAGAGACAGCTAGGGATGAAGCCGAGGCTGCAGCAGCTGCAGCAGCTGGTAGTGAGGCTAATGCTAGTGATAGTGCTGATGCTGCCGCAATCTCTGCTGGTCTTGCTGCAACTAGTGCCCTTGAGTCCTCTGGTTTTGCTGACGCTGCAGATGCAAGTGCGAGTGCTGCCGCAATCTCTGCAGCAGCTGCAGATGCTTCTGCAATACTAGCAACTAGTGAGGCATCTAGTGCTGTGGACAGTGCTGCAGCCGCACTGGTATCTGCTAATTCAATCATTGGTGACGCAGCAGCAGCTGAGGCATCTGCCATTGCAGCAGCTGACTCTGAGGTTGCAGCCGTGGCAGCTTTAGATGAGTTTCAGGGTCTTTACTACGGTGCCTTGTCCGCTCCGCCAGTTTCACCACCAGCTGTCTGGAATACGGGCGACATATACTTTGACATTCCATCAAATCAAATGAAAGTTTACGATGGTTCTTTGTGGCAAGATGTTGCACTTTTTGCTGATGCTGAGTTTTTAACCGTCACTGGGCTAGGGATTGGGTCAGGCCTTCTGACGCTTGCACCGACTGACCCCTATGCCGATCTGGCGCTATATCCTGGCGGTGGTGGCGGTGAATTGCTTCTTTATGCATCTAGTCAAGAGAGGGCCAGAATCACTGCGACGGGCAGCTTCCTTCTGGGTAAGACTGCTCCTAGCATCTTCGTAGCTGGGTGCGAAATGCACGCTTCTGGTTATCAAATTTTAACTAGAGATGGTTCCCAATGTCAGTATCTAAACAGAGACACATCAGATGGCGAGATCGTTAGTATCCGTAGAAGTGGCACACCAGTTGGCTCTATTGCTGTAACCTCAACAACGACATCCTACAACACCTCATCCGACTATCGCCTAAAAGAAAACGATGTTCCAATGACCGGCGCTACTGAGCGAGTCAAAGCACTGCGGCCGATTAGCTTTGCGTGGAAAGCGACTGGTTCACGAGTTGATGGTTTCTTTGCGCATGAGTTGGCGGAGGTGGTGCCAGAGGCAGCAATGGGCACTAAAGACGCAATGATGGACGAAGAGTATGAAGTTACTCCTGCAGTTGTAGATGCAGAAGGTGTAGAGATTGAAGCTGCTGTTATGGGCACTCGATCCGTACCTGACTACCAAGGCATTGACCAAAGCAAATTGGTTCCATTATTGACTGCAACGATTCAAGAGCTTATCGCTCGCATTGAAATCTTAGAGGCTAAGTGACATGACCACTCCGTGGTAATCACGCTGTAGTCAAAGAAGGCTCCTTGTGGGGCCTTTTATTTCAGTATATTGGAGAAGTAATGGTTGGACCTAAGAGAGAGACTCGCAGAAGAATAGCCTACTGGACAATGGGATTGATTACCGCTGTAGTCATTAGAACATTGCTACCAGTAGACCTGCCTGCACAAGCAGCAGGGTTGCTAATGGTAATTGTACCAAGCCTGGTAACGATCATCGGTGTGTTTATTGGTGGTGAGACTTACGGGGATCATAGCGAAAGAAAGACTGGGGGAGAGGGCTAATGTGGCAAGCTTTAATAAAGCCTATCGTTGGACTAGCAACGACTGTAATACAGGGAAAGCAGAGGGTTAAGGAAGCAGAGATAAGCGCAAAGGAAAAGTCTATTGCTGCTACGGATAATTGGGAGCTGGAGGCTATGAAGGCCTCTGGTGGTAGTTGGAAGGATGAGTTGTGGACCTTATTGTTTGTAGCAATTATTGGTGCATGTTTCGTTCCGTCTATGCAGCCGTATGTTGTTACAGGATTCCTGGCATTAGAAGCAACACCTACATGGTTTCAAGTTGCTATTGGTATGTCAGTCAGTGCAAGCTTTGGCATAAAAGCCTATAGCTTGTTTAATAAAAAATAAGGGGAAGGTAAGATGGCTAGAGATTACAAGGCAGAGTATGCCAAGTATCACGGTACGCCAGAACAGAAGAAGAAGCGTGCAGCTCGCAATCAAGCACGAGCCGAAGCGGTTAAGTCGGGGAAGGCTAAGAAGGGTGATGGGAAGGATGTCGATCACAAGAAGCCATTGCGAAGTGGTGGAAGCAACGCGGAAAGCAATACAAGATCTAGGTCAAAGTCTGCTAACCGCGCTGATAATGGTGGTAAGGGTGGCCGTCCTAAGGGCTCAAAGAATAAGAAGAAGTAGGATTATTCTTCTGGAGCAGAGAAGAGTTTCTTAATCTCCGCTAGGTTCTCATCAGTAGGCGCGTCATGGAAGACGCGTATCGCTGTCATTACTTCAACACCGAACACATGTACCATCGTCCCAAGCAGTCCCTTAGTCCTGGCGAACTGCAACTCTACTTCACTAAGTGCTTCTTCAAAAGCCTTAGCCCGCTGCTTATAACTAACTCGTTTCTTTGTCTCAGTCATTCTTATCCCTCTAGTTCGTATACACGATTCACTCGACCAACAAAGTCAGAGCGCATGTTATGATTGTTACTGAATGTAAAGAAGTCAATACCTTGCTGAGGATGCTTCTGGAACAAGTCAAATGCATGACTTAAACCATTCCGCTTACCGTCAGATGCGTACAGCTGTGACTCATCACCCTCGACAACTACAATAGAATCCTTACCGACACGTTCAAGCAATAGCTTAATCATGTTAGGTGGCATCTGCTGGGCTTCGCTAATGATGATGAGACTGTTATCAAATGTATCTCCTAGTACAAAGTTAGGGATGCGGAAGTGAATGCGCTTGCCCATGTCACACTCAACTTTATTCTTACCCATCAACTGCTCCAGTATCTTCTTAGCAGGCAGGAAGTGCGGTCCTAGCTTCTCAGCTTCATCACCTGGTAGGAAACCAATCTTGTCAATGCCAGCCTCCACTGGCGTTCGTACTACGATGATTTGTTTTGTTACGTCTCTAAGATACATGTATGCAAACGTGTGTAGAATAGCAGCAGTCTTACCAACACCAGCTTTACCAGATACCAAAGTCATATCGCTTGAGCGAATGATCATAGCAAGTTCCTTCTGTTCCTCTGATAGGGTCCATGTCTCCATTCCAGTCTGTGGTTGCTTGTACTTGTCTATTCCAGTGACTCGTGCTTTTTTCATGTTAGTACCTCTGATTTATAGGGGGCCGTACTGTTATCATTATTTGAATAATGGGTAACTATAGTGCTCTATTCTACTCGTCTTTCTGTCCGGTAAAGTATCTCTTATGGCCCCTAGTACTGGGGCACTGTGGAATTATGTGGCCGGTTTACTGGGATCATCTTGGCCGGTTTACTCGTCATGTTCTCCTATGTCAACTACCTCACAAAAGTTTCCGCTGCAAGCCAGCGTCTGTGCACCTACAGTATTGTCTCCTGACTCCAGTTCACCTAGGCGCTTCCAGTCTATGTCCTGCGGGATTGCAGGAAGTAGTTCGTTATATTGTTCCTCTGTTATCTCTTCGTAGGGAGCCTGTACATAACTATGACCTTCATAAGGCAAGAAGCTAATACCGCTGATGTCATCAAAGTTTTTGTATACAAAGCTACCAACTTCCAAGAAGTTATCGTCATTGTAGAACACAGTAATGGATGGCTTATGCTCACACCATTGCTTTTGGTAGATCATCCACAAGCGTAGCTGATCCATTGCTCCAACGTCCTGCGTACATACAGCACCCTTTGGTGCCCGTTGAGGGAAAGAGAACACAACATTCTGGTCATTGTAAGCATCCAATTCATTAGGAATGCCTTCGTTAATCATGAACGTTGTAATAGGGTCTTTAATGTCCCCACGCACCCGCCGACTATAGAAAGGAGCAAAACGAGGATGGATGCCACTGGCACTATTAACAAGCTGAGACACAGTCCCAGAAGGCTTGACCGCAGTGATCGCAGTTGATTGTGGTATTTCAAGTTTAGCTGCCCACTCTTTGTTAATGTCAATTGCAGTTTGCTTTAGGCCACGTAGCCAAGCACCAAGTTCAAGCAGGTCACCCTGTCCGCTAAGCATCTTATGGTCCATGATGCCGGTCATACTCACACCGAGTAAGCGTTCTTCTTCTGTGTTGGTTGTCCATACGTCACGAAGATATACAAAGGTAGTGAAGGTTGACTGCATTGTTCCCAGAAACGCAGCAACTTCTGTCTTCTTATCTAACTCCCGAGGAGAGTCACCTTCTCGTACCACTATCTCTGTAAGGTTACAGAACTGATATGGCCGCAGGATGATCTCTGAGCAAGGGTTAGTACCAAACTGATGGTTAGGGTCTCGACGACCGTTAAGAGATGCTTGCTTCTGACTAGCTACTCGGTTAAAGATACCACGCTCACCTGACTTAGATTCATACAGGCTTTGCCATTCCTTTAGGAACGAGTGGAAGTCAGGTTTCTCAGTAAAAGCCACAGAGTTATTGGCAAGGCCGCGTTGACTATTAGAAACATACCACTCACCAGACTTAGCTCGACGCATCCGATCATCAGAAAGATTAGACAGGCTGATAAGGGCACTCCGACGTACGCCACCAACAACCACCACTTTACCAACTTGACATAAAATATCATGGGCTTCGATAGAAGTAATCTTACGCTTATGCTCATAGGCATCTAACAACCGCTCACGTATAAAAACAAACAGATCTACCAACGGCTGCGGTCCTGATGCTCGTCCACCAAAGCTCTTTAGTAGCGCACCACTAGGACGTACCTTGCTAACATCATATGTTATTGCAAAGTTTCCTTTGTACAGTTCGTGTATATATAAGCGAAGGGCACTTGCCCAACCATACTTACTGTCGGCTACTTCAACAACGTTGTTAACTACATGTGACAGTTCGAAGTCAGCAATTTTCTGTGGAACATCAGGCTCACCTACAAACTCCCCTACTACAGGGAGCTGAGTAACGTACTGACGTTCACAGCTAAAGCCAACACCTGTACCACACATCAAAATGTACATGGCTTCGTCAAACGAGTATAGAGAATCAATTGGTAAGTAGCTGCAGTTATAGCCAGCTACGTGATCCTTATCTAGTGCAGGGCCTGAGGACATGAGAGCCCTCATGGAAGGCATTACCTTTTGTTCTTTAATAAAGTAAGCAGCTTCAGCCAGGTTAGGGTGTAAAACACCTTTAGGTGTAAGACCTTTATCTTCCATAACATGTGACAGCGATGTAATGTAGCGATCAACTGTTTCTTCCCACGTCTCACGTCGTCCATCTTCTTCTCTCCATCGGGCATATCGGGATTGGTGTATGAAACCTTCATAGCTATTCATCATTCTTCACCCTCCACTGGGTATTTATAGTAGATTATAATCTCTCGGACATAGCGGAATGAGTAGCCTAACCAGCCTACCTCAAAAAACTTAGTAAAAACCACCGCATCAGTAAAGCCTGGGCGTATCGTTCGTTGCTCTCGCATGGCAGCATACAGATCAGCACCTTCCATTATCCCTTCAGGCACTTCCTCTACTGACTGGTACGCTTCAGATGAGAAGCCAATGAACGGTAAGATATCTCCAAATAATTTCATAAGTATTTCCTCAGTAATCGGCTCATAGACACTTCTTCGAGATCGTAGGTACCTTCCGTGACATCATGCAGGATAGCCATACCACGATAGTGCTGTGTGTTCTTCTGTGGTCCCATAAAGTCTTCATTGTGTTGGTAGAAAGCTCCCATTACAAGACCTCTCATACGCTTACCAGAAGCGTCATAGGCATCACCTACTTGCTCATGCTGCTGGTGTCCCATGATGAAGCTACACTTCAGATTGTTAAGCTTAGCATCACATGTCCCTGCTACTGGGTAGCCAGTAAGAGACTTAGGATTCACAAAGTAGTGACTATATAAGATACCGTCTATGTTTACAGGCTCAAGGAACGGATATGTTTCCCAACCAGACTTCTCATACTTCAGATCTCCTAAACTAATTACACCCTCTAGGTGATTAGGGTTGGATTCAATAGCACGGTTGATTCTGTTCTCGTGATTGCCGTAAGTCATTACCATTCGAGGGGTATATAGCTTCTTCTTATTCTTACGCTGATGGCGATTATGCTCCCGTATTGGATCAAGCAATGCTCGCATCGACTCTCTTGCAGCTTCAATGTCTGCTGAGTAGCGTTTGCCCTCGTGTGACTTAGATCCTGGCTTGTCGTATACGGACAGGCTAGGCATGTCAGCAAAGTCTCCGATACAAACCACTACGTCAGGTCGCTCATCTACAATGAGACGGCCAGCAGCTGTTAGGTGATCTGTAGGAGTTCCTTTCTTAGCCTGAACATCAGGTATTAGTACGTGCTTCATAACTCTGACTCCCTCTTCTCAATCTCTCGGTTAACGTACCACACTGCTTTCTTGAGATCCTCGATGGCGTCAAGCTTCTCGTCACAGCGCATGATGTACTTAATAGCATTGCCGAGACAGAAGTTCATATGCTCGGTGATCAGGATGACTTCGACTCCACTTGGGTGCGAGGTGTAGTGCTGTGGGTGATTTACATTGTCAAAGCTTCTCGTGTTCATCTAAGCATGCCTCCAGTATCTCTATAGCCTGTTCAAGCTCTTCGGGGAATATGATTTCACTTGGGTCTACAAAGTCCTTTAGTAAGTCAAGGATGAACAGAGTCTCCAACTTGGTCAGTTCAATCATCAATAGCTTCCTTCTTAATGAATTTCTTATCACACCATTCTTCAGGCAGATTCTTTAATGTGTAATGCCTAAAGCCATTTGACTCAGCCCACTCACCGTGAGATAAGCGTGTACGATCCTTTCTACGCTGTGCTCCAGGCATTGGTACGTTAGGAGACATGAACACAAACACAACTTCTACTTCAGGATTAGATTTCTGAACTGCTTGATACTTACGAGCCTCAGCCCTAGTTCTGAATCTTCCCTTAGCTTCGATCAGTATGTTCTTGTCTGCCTTAGGTACAAAGTCTGGTATGTAGTTAGCTTCCCATGTGTATGCTACCTTGAAGGGCTCATACAAACAGTTCTTTAGTTTCTTTGACAAGTCAACTTCAAACTTGCTTCTCATAAGCGAATCACCGTGATAGTATTACGTTGGTTCCGGCTGAGTGATCGGCGGGTTCCACATAACATCAAACTCTCTTAGCATCCATAGTAGACGGCCCTGTTGAACCATGTACTCCCAGTCGTATCCCTTCTCTTCATACACACGCCAGCAGATGGAAGCCATACGCTCAGCTGTAAGTGCATGTGGTAGTATGTCGTGTGCGGTTAGCTTGCCGATTCCCTTGACACCCTTAATGTTGTCGGTAGGATCACCACTAAGTAGTTGTCGGTAGAAGTTTAGATCAGCTTCCTCAGGGCTAACCCAATAAGCTTTTTTCTTATCGTAATTATAATGCCATCCTGATGTATTGTCAAGATCTTTATCAATACTTACAATAACATTATTTACTTGGTCTTGCAGTAGTAGCACACTGATGTGATCATCTACTTCAATACCGTCTATGACCTGTGCATCCCAGTGATCTACCAGATGTTTTCGTATCTGCATCTCGTGAATGGGACGAGTCATTGGATCTCGTTGACCCTTGTAGTTAGGATCAATGTCGTAGCGGAAGTTTCCCTTTCCTCCTATGTACGATTGGTAGGACGAGCAGCGTTGGTGCTCAATGATCGACACCATCTTGTTGTCTAAGTTGCTAAGGCTGTTAGCTAGCGGCCCTGCCTCCTTATGGAACTCAATGGTAAGCGTCTCATCTCCATCAACGAACTCATCAGCGTCTTTCTTGTATTGGTACGAAGCGACGATGTTAGGCCCTGAGTAGATCAGGTAGCTACGCTTCTCGTTAGAGCAACCTGCCTTGTAGATCAAGCTGTCAGCATCTAGTAGGAAGTGCATAGTGTCTCCTTATACTGAGAATGGATAGGACATTGGTGGATGGTAAACGTAATCAGCAGCTGTGAAGTCGAACACGTCAACCCAAGTCTCAATGTCATCTAGTGTATATATCTCAGGATTGATGTCCAGAGTACATATAGGCATAAAGTCACGCTTAACTTGTTGCTTAAGTAGCTCTACTTGATCTTCGTAGACATGGGCATTGACTATCTTATGGTATGCCTTGCCAGGCTTGTGACCTGTGATCCTTGCTACAAGAGCTAGCAGCGTGTAGACCTGAGGCATGTTGAACACAAGACCGAGCGGCACATCTGCAGAGCGTTGGTAGCTGGTCAAGTGCAGAGTGTCACCTACTAACGAAAATGTATGTGTATGCATACAGGGTCGCAAGCAACCACGATCAAACTCACCAGGATTGTAGAAGGTTAAGATCTCACCTCGATCATCAATGCCTCTAGTGAGGTTATTGACTAACTTTCTAAGCTGATCTATCGTGCCATCAGGGCCTTGCCAGTTCCTTCCTTGAACCCCATACACACGACCCATATCGTCACGACCTGTACGGTGAGGGTTAGCTAACCATGCTTGATTGTAATTAGCATTGGCATCCCAAGTCCGACAGCCTATCTGTCTAAACTGAAGGGCATTATCATAACCTCTAAGGTATCCTATAAGCTCCGCAATTGCAGGCCTAAAGAATGACTTACGTGTCGTTACTAGCGGAAACTTCCCACCTCCTACGTCGTAGACTAAGTCAGCATTAATCACTGTCAAGCAGCGTTTACCTGTCCGCTCGTTGGTGACCCACTCTCCTTCATCTAAGATGCGCTTACAAAGCGTTACGTACTGATCAGTCATTTGATTTCTCCTTATCAGTAGAAACGAATCTTAGCACCAACCATGACAGCGTTGATGCCACCATCAGCCTCTGGCGTATTCAGCCCAGATATGTGCTTAACTTCGACGAAAGAACCATTTAGAAATTCCATGACTACTCTAGCTTCACCTATAAATAGGTCATAGTCGTTCGTGACCATCTCCTCTTCCACGCCCCATACCGAAGGCATCGCCTGCATGCCTACTGAACCAGTGACGTAAATTTGTGTAACAAAACAAAACGTAAGTAAACATTCCATCCGACCCCCTAAGGGGCCGAAGCCCCTATTAATTAACCCATGAACTGACTGTGTAACTCATCCAGCTGGATAGCTATGTAAACAGCAGAACTGTACGACGTAGCCTGATCAACGATCTCACCTGTCTTGCGATAAACTACAAGCCAGCAATTGGGCCATTCATCAGCAAGGATATCACGAGCAGGGTCCCGATACACAGCGTAATGCTTAGCGCTGAAACGTTCACTATTCAAAGTCGCGGTTAGATACAGCAATTTCTAACTCCTCTAGTACAAGCCCACCATTCTCCACAACCTTGTCTGTCTTGGTGTGGAATGTGTTAGTCATATCATCTATGAGTGCCAACATGGCATCGAACTGATCAGATTTCTTAGCAGGCAGCGAGACCGCACCAGCATTAACGATTACCTCTAACAGGTGGATGGCAGCATTACGACTAGCTTGGTATTGAATAGCTAACTGTGTGCTGTTAGTACGGACTGGACCAGACTGAGCTGCTGGAGCACCCTGTTGTTGCTGAGGGGCAGGAGCACCGCCTGCTTCGACACGTACCGTTGATACCTCTACGTTCTTGAAGTTACCGTTCTCTTTCCAGCTGAAAGTAATTGTGTCGCCTTCCTTGAACTTGGTAGGAGCAAAGCCGTGACCAAACCATGTGTCTTGGCCATTGACCTGTACTACGAAGTTGTAAGACGTACCGCCCTTGTTGCCAGCAGGCTTAGCAAGGATTTTCTGAACTGTACCAGTAGTTGTATTCATCATAATTTTGTAGCCTCTAATTTGTATGGGGGTGCGATCGATTCTACGATCTCTGTGCCTTCTGTCCAGTACTTACCAGCCTTGAAGCCAGTGCCTAATGGAACATTGAAGTCGATATTATAAACCAATTTTAGGTAAGTGTAAACACATTCCGTAAAACATTTAACACCTATTTCTCTTACTTGATCTACCTCCTCTGGATGGATCTCCATGACCACTGAGTCGTGAATTGTGTTAACGATAAAGCTACGTAGACCAGCATCATTCATTGCATGCCACATGTACGTTAGCGCGATTGGGATTATGTCAGCAGTAGCAAAGCCCTGCACAGGATAGTTGCAGATCTGAGTTGTGTTGATTACATAGCCGCCACGTCCTTGGTATTTTGTTCCTGGATAATGGTACTGAAGTCCCGTAATTGTCTTGACTTTCTGACGAGCAAGTGCTTCGTCAATCCAACGCGATTGGGCTGCTGCAATACCTTTATACTTAGCTTTGAAATCCTCATAATACTTTTGCTCTGCTTTTGTGCCACTGCTGCCTCCAAATAATGGTTTGAATGTGTGGGCCTTAGCTCCTTGACGGTCAGTCTTCTGACCAGCGTCTGTCATTACCTTGGCTGTGTAGCTGTGAACATCGAATCCATTCTCAATGTCACGCACTGCCACGATATCTTGCCCTAGGAAAGCAGCTACTCGAAACTCTAACTGCGCGCCGTCTATCTCACCAATGAGCCAATCCTCATGCCTAGCTTTAAACATGGGCTTAAACTCTCGTGCTTGGTTCTGGAACTGAATGCTATACTTCAGGCCACTACTACTTAGCCGCTGTGTTGTCGTGCGAGACTGGTTGAACTGCGCCTGCAAGATGTCGTCATTGTCAATCACTTCTTTGTATGTATTAAGCGACTTAGATAGCTTAGCGTTCAAGTAAGCGTAGCGAGCATAGACTTCTAGGAAGTAACGCTGTGCTTTGTTCTTACCCTTAAGCGATAGCAGTGTAGATTGGTCAGTCTTACGTCCGTCCTTAGTGGTTCGTATGGGTTTCTTTTGTCGATCAGTAAGCTCTGCAATGCCGAGTGTGTCGTAGATGTAGGTAGCTCGTTGAACCGATGACTTCAGGTTGATACCACCAGTCAGTTCGGACAGCTGCTCTTCTATCGTGTTGAACTCTCGGATCGTTGCTGTGTACATGTCAGTGACTCGTTCCTTGTCGAGACACATACCGGTAGGCTCAATGGCTGCTAGCACAGGAGTTAGTATGCAGCGGGTCCATAAGCTTGATAGTATATTTAGTTCCACTAGCCGCTCACGCTGTCTCCTGAAGATCTTGTGTGTCACGTTAACATCATAGATGCATCGACGTTCAAGCAGGCTACGTGGTAGCGTAGATGGACAGATTCCCTTCTTAATACAAAGATCAATGTACGGCTCCTTAGTTGAGAAACCATAGCGATCTGCTACGATACCCAAGCCCAGACCTACATTAGATAGTCCAGCATATATCACATACTCACCTAGTAGCGTGTCGTACACCCTGACCTTAGCCAGATCCAGACCAGCCCTAGCTAACCACTGCAGCTCGAACTTAGCATTGTGAGCTACTAGAAAATCAGCAGCTTCAATCTTCTGGATGATATCTCTGAGGCTGTATTCGTTTCCCCAGTGGACAGTCATACCCTCGCTATGAGCTGTATGAACATACAGTACTGAAAGCACAATTGAATTCTCCTCAGTTAGTGCGCTTCCGTGGTTGACGTTAGTAGTCTCAAAGTCAAGGACTACGTAATTCTCTGAGTCATATGGTATCTTGGTTAGAAAATCATTCATCCGCTTCCTCGCTAAGCCCAGTCACCTTCGACAGCTGAGCGTTGAAGTTAACGGGTATGTGACTGTGGTTGGAGCTAATCTTATTCTTGGTTAAGCATAGCATCCGCTTATCTTGCTGATCGAATGACTCATCCATGCCGATACCAATCATAACATCCATCTGACCCTGAACACCTACGTTTGAGTAGTACATGTCGTTCTTCTCAATGCTGAGCTTACCGTAGGCACTGTCACTTGCTTGGTGCACGATGATGCTCACTAGGTCGTACTTCTTAGCCAAGGACCGCAGCTTAATAGCTAGGTACTCATTCTTCTCTACCTTGGTGAAGTTGGCCTTAGTCTCCATGTTAGCCATCTGGTCAACGATAATGACATCGGGTTCGTAGCGGTCAAGCATACGCTTAATGTCAAAGATAGATCCAGGTGCCATCTCAAAGAAGATGAGGTTCTGAAAGCCATTAGCCTCAGCACGTCGCCGTGCCTCAGGGCGATTGAGTGCTAACTCCTCACGATTCATACCAGTGAGCCGAGAGTAGAAGCGAGCGATCATACTGTAGGCTGGGTCTTCATTACCACAGTACATAACCTTAAGGCCTTGGTGCAGGAAGCCACTAGCAATGTTAATGGAGAGCAGAGACTTACCAACCTCAGTCGGAGCGTAGATAGCCATCTGAGTACCGCGAGTAATGCCACCACCTAGCTTGTCATTTAGCACGTTAGGGTAGACCTTAATCAGATTCTCCTTAGAGAAGACTGTAAGGATGTCGTCTAGGTCATGGTTGATGAAGATGGACCCTGCTGCATCAGCATCTGTCATATCACGGTAGAAGGTGAACTTCTCCATGTAGGCAGCTATGCGGCTTTCGTCCTTAGACATCAATGCCTCAGCTAAGTGCTGGGCTGTAGCTTCTTGCTTTAACTTCCTAAACTCAGACAGAGCATTAGGTATAGATACCTCTTCGAGACCAGATATGATTCCCTCAAAGAGTTGGTAGTGTTTAGGCATCTCTGAGCGGATGTGGTCAATAAGGAAGCTCTTGTCTACACAATCAGCATTCTCATCATTGTCGTAGTACTCCTTAACAGCTGTAGCAATGATCTTGCCTTGATCAGTGAAGTCATCATCGATGTCCATCACAGGCTCTAGGGTGTCGTAGACGCTGCGATCGTGTATCAGTGCAGCTAGTATGCGGCGTTCGCTCATCGTAACATCCCCTTCCAAGTATCATTCATCACAGACCAACTATGGTGTCCGCTGGGTGTGTCATCCCAAACAAAGCCATGCTGTAATGCGTATTCAGGTGTAATAAGCTCTAGGTAGCGACTGACTCGTGCCTTACCCATTGTGTCGTAAAGCTCATCCAGCATGCCATGCTCTGATAGTATAGTCGTAAATAATTCTCTTTCGTTAAGATTCATAAGCTCTGTAACTCCTCATGGTTCATGTCTTTTGGATCGCGGTCGACAAATATAACCTCAATCGTATCGAATGTCAACGACAATTGTCGTTTAAGTTTAATTGCCTTAGCTATAGCGTCATTGTCTAGGCAGATGCGGAGATGCTTAATGCCTATGTCCACAAAGAAGCTTAGTAAGCCATCAGTGATGTTAGTGCCAGCTAGTGCACATACCGGCACATACGGTGCCATTGCCTCAGAGCTAGGGATATCCTCTACAATGTACAAGGTGTTCGTTATGCTTTGATTAGCAGGGAAGTGACCCCAAGGCGTAGATGTAATCTCAACTACGTTCTTGGCTTTAGGACCACTCCACCAGGAATTGAGTTCTTTGTAGTGTCGGCTAACATACCCGAGACGCTGACCGTAGAAGGATAGGACTGGGTAGCATACCAACTGGTGTTTCGTGTCCCACTTGGGAGCAACTGAGAGCGTCTTAACTGGTAGCGCATAGTAGTATTCCTCGGGTAGATTGGTTAGTTCTAGTGGTGGTATTTCTTTAATAACTTTCTTAAAGTTTGCTGGAGCCAGACCACCTGATGTCTTGTGCAGAGCACCAGATAGCCCACATCTCATACGGAAGCATTGAAACAAGACAGTGCCATCCTTAACCGTAATGGAGAGCGTCTTTTCGCGGTTACCGCATTTAGGGCACACCGCCCTTGCAGACGCACCCTCATCTAAGTCAAGCGATAGGTTCTTGATCTCGAATTCTAAATTCTTCCAGCTCATCTAGGAATGCTCCTGCTCGTTTCAATGGTATACCGTAGCCTTCAAGCTTGGTCCAGCTTAAGCACAGCCGCACCTCATGGTCTCGTACAGAGAGAAAGAAGTGTACATCCTCATGCCGTTGGCATAGCGCAGCGAAGAATGCTGATGTCTCTATGCGATGGTTGTTATCCTTAGCGAAGTGTAATACTTCCTCAAGGCCGCAATTGAATAGGTTAACTTGCAAGTTAGTCATTTTGATTTCTCCAGTGTTATCTCACGAAAGTCTATCTCACGGATGGTGCCATCAGCTTCCAAGAAGTAGTCATAGTCCCAATCTTCTTGATCGTTATCTACGAACTCCTCATCAACTTCTTGGTCATCATTGTACTCGAACATCTCAGGTAAGTCAACTTCATCGAAGTCATTATAATCAAATTCAGGTAAGTTCATAGTTATTTGCTCCATTGCTGCGCCATTGCTGCCGCTATTCCCGTGAATGTAGTAGATCTAATTTTCCAGCGATCCGGTGAAGGCGGCAGATAGTGGAGGCGCTGACGCTCGTTGATTGGTAGCAGCATCATTGCCTCATATACATTATCTGTCTCCACAAGCGGCTCAAGGTTGTGCAGGTGTAGCCCTGTTTTCTTCTGTTCAGTATGCCCAAACTGCCAAGGCTGAACGTAGCTGGCTTTTGGCATTCTACCAAGCCGGTGCAATACACCAACAGGGTTTTCAAAACAGACTGAGTGAGCCTTTCGCTTTGCCAACTCCCAGAAGGCCATTGTCCATTCAACAGATGCCAATCGCTGGTCATACTTCTGCTTTCCTTCGCCGTAGGTGCTGTTGCCAGAAACACACAGCTTGGTGCATTCAGGATGTGCAATGATTAGATCGAAGTGCCCGTCATCAAACTCATTCAAGTATTCAATAACATCACCTTGATGATGCGGCCCCGGCACATCAGTCGGTAGCAGGTCACATGACATGGCATCATGGCCTTGTGCTATAAACGCATCCCGAACCGCTCCGCTGTATTC